TCTGTAAATATGGGTTATTCTCGGCTGCTTTCTGGAGTGCTTTCTCGGCTTTTTCTTGGACTTTGTAAGCTTCATTTGCAGCTTTCAGTGTTTCGATGTATTTTTTGGTTACCATAACCGCTGCAGTAATACCTGCGGCTACAGGTCCTCCAGCACTTGCAACACTTCCCATTTGAGAAGCAAAGCCACTAGCAGCCCCACCTGTTTCGTTAAATGCTACTTTAAGGGCATTGGTTGCTTTCGTCCCTTTACCCATGTCCTTAGCTGCGTCTTTTACTTTCTTTTTAACATCTTTTAAGCCTTTATCGAGATCGCTATTGTCTATTTCTGTCCTTATTCGGACTTCTCCGTCGTCTGCCATACTACTATAGTCATTTTAGTTTTTAAAAATACATAAACTTTTTAATTAAAAGCCTATGGCTATTATGTCATAATCTGCATCACTCCAAAGACTTTCATGGTCTTCTCTATAAATGGTACTAGAAAAATAAAATCCATCTTTTGTTTTATCCCATATGTAAAGAGTTGCTGCCATGTTTGGATTATCTATAAAACCATCTACAATTAGAGACGATGTAATAGTTAAGACTTTGTTTGGAAAAGGTAAAGGAAACTCTGCTTTGTTAATGTTAGTACCATTACTTTTAATTTTAAAAAATTGAATGATTAGGTTATTTTTAAATTTTAGAAAACCAGCATCATTATAAAAAGTATAGTTTATCATTTCATTTGAAGCTTTTGAAATTTCTTGTTCTAATTTCAATTTCTGCTCTTTAAGTTCCGTTGAGATGTACTCTTTGGCGTGTTGTTCCATCTGAGCTGTTGCTTCTACACTTGAGCCTTGCTTACCATTCTTGACGTTAAACTGTGTTTTTTGCTGATTTGTAAGAGTTATGGTCATGGTATTGACCCCTTCGTTTTCATTTGAACTCGCTGTTTGTTTTACGTCTTGAATAAAAACACCTGTTGGAAATACAGGCGGAATAATTAAACCATAGTATCCCATAATCTACCCCACAAAGCAAACGTTAATATGAGTGCTTGCAGTTAAGCACCTAACTCTTATTCCTGTGACTGTGTTAGCCAACATCAATACAGTGTTTTCACTTAGAACCGTGCCATCACCTAGTGGATTATCCCAATAGCCACCTATGCCATTTTCTCCGATTGTGTCAACTCGATTACAAGATGTTTCAATAACAAACGTTGCACTTTCATTTGTGGGAATATGTACGGCTATAGTAATAGCTGCAACTCTATCGGGTGGACTTATCCATATTCCCTCATTTTGTTTGATGTCTAATTCTGTACTAATCCCTGTAGTTCCTGTCCTAGCTCTTGGTGTTACTCTACCATAATTCATTCGTTATCTCCTCTTTCTATCATTTGTTTTTCTTCTTCGTCTTCTGAAGTTATTTCATTTGTTTTAGGACTCAATAGCAATTGTTGAAATAATGCTACTGTTTCATTTTCTGCTAGATGTTTAACTAGCTTTGCGTAAACACTGTCTGTAATAATTCTTGCCAATTTACCACCTCACAAGTTATAAAAGTTTTAATTTCATTTTTAGTATAAAAAATACAATACTGCCTAAAATCAAAAAGGCAGAAACACAACAAACAATCAAAAGCGCTAATTTTAATCTGTATACTTTAGTATTAAGTTTATCAATCAGCTCTTCGTATTTCTGAATTTTTATATCTAGCTCTTTCTCGTATTCTGCGTAAGATTGCCTTAAGCTCTTCAATGTCTCCCGTTCCGTTTGCAATAGAAAGTTCAAGGAGTCTGACTTCGTCAAGGCTTCTTTCAATCTCACTTTTAAGTTCTGTATTTGCAATTGCTGATTCCGTTTGTGCATCTCCAAGTTTTCCGATATTTTCTCTAACCTTGAAAGTTCCTCTTCCGTGATTGTATATTCCACTACTTGTGCGACAACTGGTAAAACAAAACAGTAAAATGCAAACAATAAAAAAAATCTTTTCATTCATTTATCACTCCTTGTTATATATTTCTCTCATTTGTACTATTCGTGCTATTAGTTCTTGTGTCCAATTTTGCATACGCTTTTTAAACTCAGGTGTTTTGAAAGTGCTACCTATTGGGAATGTGTATATAAGATTACAAATAGTCTCTTGCTTATCATGTATGTACATAGGGGAGTTACTTATGTTATTAAACATTATCCACTCAATTACTTTGTCGTATACTCGTTCCAAAATATACTTTGTAAAATATCTATTACATTGATTTGTGTCGGTATCTATTTTACCCTCTATACTCATAATAAAATCATGAGCTGCTTCCACTTGTCGCCTGATTATTTCTCGCTCTCTTTCTGCTTGTCCAATTCTTAGGTGTTTTGTTTTGATTGCAACTATGCCATTTTTCACTAGTATCACAAAAATAGATATGATTACCGATAGAAAAATTAAAACCTGTAAGGCGTTGCCACTTGTTAATATTTCACTAATTGCTTTCCACATTATGCTTTGCTCCTTACCATACAGTTTGAAACACTTACTCTGAATGCTTCTAATAGTTCAGGATGCTTCACCCACGAACGTGGGCAGTCTTTCCAACCGACTATGGCATGATGTGTTGTGATGTCCTCTACATTAAGATTAAAACGTTTACATAGGTCTGCACAAAGAGAAGCAGCAGAGATGATTGTGGCTTCAGTAAAATATCCATCAAAATCTATAGGACATAATTCAATTCCGATTGTGCAGTAGTTAGGACTGTTTGTTTGCCAATTTTCAGCGTATTGCTTAAACTTTTTTCTTGCATAATCTGTGTAGATTTTTCCACTTGCTGGGTCTTTTTGATTGCTTCCACAGTGATAAGCGATTTCGTCTGTTGGTATGCACTGTATGATTGTGCCATCTTGCCCGATGATGTAATGAGCTGAGCCATAGCCATCATTGCCATTTTTTCTCGACTCAAAATACTTTCTGTTCTGCTCTGCAGTTGCTTTTGGATTAGCTGTCCAGTGCATTACAATACCTAGTATTTCTTTAATGTGTATCTGCGGACGGCTCCATTTGTTAGGAGTTAATAAACTTTGTTTGATTGTCATATCCTACCTCTGCATATATAGTCATTTTTGTTTTGGTAGAAGTAAGAAAAATAGTTTTTTATTTATTTATTTCTAATTATCATGTAGTCGGTAGGTAATTATTTGATTTCTATTAAAAGACCTCTCAAAATCAATCCTCATGCATCTGACGGCGGATTTTAATCGTCGGTATCAGTTCTATTATTTTTCATTATGGCTATTGTTTCTTCTAGTGTGGATAATCTTATTATGCTATTTTTTTCTAGTGCATACTGCAGATAACCTATACAAGCTCCCTCTTGTGCTTTTAGCCATATAGAATACACTTTATAGCCTTTCCAATCAGGGCGAGCTTCGTAACTATCAAAATCTGCATTGTTTAATTTAATAAAATCTTGAATTGTCATTTTTTTGTTCCTTGCAAAATCTTATTTGCTACACTCATATTTATATCACAATTTTGTACATCAAGCAATTTTATTGTGCTAGGTTTTACGTCTTTTAGATATTCTAAAACAGCAGTGTTTCCTCGTATGTTTATTCCATTTTGTGGGTCATAGATCGACAACACACCCTCATTGTTTTTGAAAAGGTGTACTATATGACCTCTTGTTGCATCTTTCCAGACAAATTCTACCGTATATCTATTTTTAGATTTGATATTATCTTTTAGCCATTCAACCGATTTTTTGCATGTAGTTTGTGAAGGTTCTATGTATTCAGGATATTTGCCTGTTTCTCTGTCTACCCATGCAAGACGTGTATTGTATGATAATACATCTAACATAGAACCTTTAAAGTTTGGTAGTGTTTCTACATCGAAACCCCTGCGTCTTAATTCATAGACAACCACACAACTTTGACAATTAGTTTGATATCCACCACCTTTCGTGTAATTTGGGTTAGGAGCTCCGCCGTTTGCTTGCTGAAAGTTCATGGGCTTACCCTGTTCTATATCCGCAATTATTTTTTTTCTCGCATTGTCTAGGCGTTTTATTTCTTGTGCTTTTTTCAGATTATCAGAATAACCCGCTATTGCTGTTGATATCCCTCTTGGTTGTTTACCTGTTGGTGTTCCGATGTATTCTCTTGCGCTATCTCTTCTTATTCCTGTTTGTTTTGTGAAATCTCGGGCTATTGCTTGCCATTCACCAATTTTCCGCCTTGCATTTGTGGTGTCTACTCCTGCAGCTTCTTGTGTTAATGCCTGTCGTTTATAATGTCTTATGTTACGTTCTATTCCACGTAATTTTTGCTCTGCATCATATCGTGATAGTTCCTTATCGTTGTAGGTTACTTTCTCATTTGCCATGTCATCAAGGTCTTCCTGTGTGTAATGTGCTTCTATTCCATCAAAATATGGATAGAATGAATGGCGACAATTTATACCACATAATCCTGCTGGTGTTCCTAGCTCACAAATACTGTATAACTCTTTACGTGTGTAAATCTTACCTTGCCATTCTTCGTGTTCAGGTCTAGCTCCTACGTGTGCTGTAATCTCAAACTTTTCAACACCTAATGCTTCTGCATTATTTAGTGTTTGATTTGCCGCTGTCTGATTGATACTAGTCAATATATTCATTCTTACAGCTGACTCTATTGTACGCCTAACAGGACGTCCATTTTCATATTGTACTGTGGTAATTCCTTTCTTGCTTAATTCATCTGCTGCACTTTTCATTGCAGTATTATAATCAAATGCTCCACTTTGAACATTCATATAAACACGATTAGCTTGAAAAACAAACTCTTCTTCTGATGTCTTGGCTGTAGTTAATGTCAATCTTGATAGGTCGCTATGGCATTTTTGGATTGTTGAAAGCATAGTTTGAGCATTTGGTGTGCTTACAGTTCTCCCTGTTGCTATCTTAAATATTCGGTTATCATTTATAGTATTTTTTTCTAATGCTTCTATAAATGTGTCTTTAACTTGTTTAACTATTGCTTTATCATACTTTGCCAATATACGAGATATGTTTTTCCTAAGGCCACCTGCTTCAACTAGTATCTGTGCTTGCCAGCGTGTAGTTTCTGTTACCTTTCCAAGCCTTGCAATTCGACGAGCCATGTCTTGCAAGATTTCGCTTTCTAATTCTGAGTAGATATCTATAATTTCATCAGATAGTCCATATAGATATATTGGAGCTAGCATTTAAAACTTACCCCGCAAAATCCGCCATGCAATCACAATACGTTTTCTAAGTGGGTAATTATTTAGTGCATAGCGTAGACCATTTAATACTACGATATCATTCTTTGTGATTTCTTTTTTCATTTTATTCAATCTTGCCATTTTAACCTCCAAAACTAAAAGC